ATTGAGTTCTTTGGCCAAGTTACGTAGTTCTTCACTCACATACTTGTCTTTGACAAACAAGTCATTAGGACTGACCTTGGCACTCACAGGCATCAGCAAGTCCAAGTAATCACACATGACAAAATCTACCTTGAGCCCTGTTTGCACTTGCACTTCTTTGATATAGCTTCGTATATCATTGATGTTGCTCTGTGCTGGCAAGGCCTTGATTCTATACTGTCCAGCTTTCTTGCTCACAAGTTTGACCTTGAGTTCGGTTTGATCTATGTCCTTGCGTATCTCTTTGGTACTCATTCCGGCCAACATGGCATCAGTTCTCAAAGCACACAGTTCTTCACTAAGTTCTAGACTGATATACACCCCAGACAAGCCAGCCTGCAACCAGCTGAGTGCTATGTTCATCATGACCAAGGATTTACCAGAACCCGATCCACCTGCGAATATGTTCAGTTCACCTCTGCTGAATCCACCATACAGGATCTTGTCCATCTGTGGCCAACCTGTGCTTACCTGTCCACCGCTGTTAAAGTATTTGTTGATACGTGCTTTGGGATCACTCCAGTAGTCTGTGCCCATGTCCTTAGTCAATGATATCTGTACTGCATCCTTGATCAGTTTCTCCACTGGGTCATATTCGCCTTTTTCTAGCAAGTCTGCACTTTTTAAGATGGCACGTTCCAGCTCTTGGCGTCTAGTAAAGCCTTCAAACTCTGACATGAACCATTCAAAGTGTCCTTCGTTCAAGTCCGGAATATGATTCAGTCGCACACCTGTACTGGCTGCGATCTGTTCCGCAGTGGGCAGAGTTTTGTGATCGTTGCTGTGCTGGGCGATAAACTCAGCTGCAGGTCTTAAACTTCTATCAAAGTTTTCGGGATTGTAAATGTTCTGCACACGCACATAGCTTTCTGCGTCCTGCAACATCATTTCTAAGAATAGGCGTTGGACATCAAGTCCGTAATCTTTTAACAAGTGTGTTCCTCGATATATTTTGATATTTCTAACGCTTGTCTCCAATTGGTATTTCTTTGCTTGTCGAGACTGTCAAGATTAGTTATCCAATTAGAGTTTTCATGATAGTTTATTATAGACTGGAGGTATCCGACCAGCCCACTAAACTCTGGTATGCACTTCAATCTTTCAATGGCCATGTGCTTCACCTGCATTGGTAAATTTTCAATTTTAAAAACATTTGCCAGTTGCCAACAAAAATCCGACGGGTCGCCGTCGCGATTGTGTTGTATATGATTGACAAACCATTCATACATGTTTTCAAGTTCCAACAAGTTGTAAGCTCCCACAGTGCAGTTAAACCCAAACATGACGTTGCTGGGCAATTGTTGTTTCATGGTCAAAATGTTTTGCTCTGTGTCGATCCATTTGGCTGGCCAGCGTATGTATTCAAAGGCTGATCCAACAGCATCGATACTGAAAAATATCTTGACCAATTTGGCCTTGCTCCACAATTTGATGATTTTTTCGCTCGGCATCACAGTTGCATTTGTATTATAACTGATGAAAACGTCTTGTAAAACTTTTTGTTCTTCTAATTTAGACAAAAGATCAAGTTGATCATGATTGAGCATGGGCTCGCCGCCATTGAAATGTATTTTTTTGATGTTGCCCAATTCTAAATTTTCTAAGATGTTGTTTGATTTCTGGAAGAGTCTGCCTATTTTTTTCAATTCATCTCGGCTTAAATTGTCTTGAGTGGCCCAGAAACTGCTGCTATGAGAACCGCACATGATACAGGCCAAGTTGCAAGCCCATGTGGCACTGTAGTCAATACTTTGTAACTGTATTTCACGATCCGGAGCAGGTGTATTGAAAAATTCAATGGCACTGACTCTTCTACTTTTGTGTCCGTGCTGTTCCAGCTTCCAACACCAGTCGCACTCGATGGGTTTTTGTCCGCGATTGAATTTTTCTCTTAGTTCAGTCAGGTATGGACTTTTCACAAAATCAAAAGTAGATACCGGTTCGCGTTTCTTGACTGCCTGACAGCAAGGTGATACGTTGACAAAATCATCATTGAATCTATCAACAAACACGCTTTTATAAACTTCAGGGCACCAGTTATTGTAATCGTTTGACAAGTTGTTTCTTTCTTAGTTCTATCTTGATACGGCTGGTTTCACGTGCCTGCAAGATAGCCAGCAATGTCGCCACTCGTCCCCAACGTATCACAGCATCGTTGACGTCTTTGACATCTACAGGCCAGTCGGGCATGCTCACCGACCACCCCAGTTCCAAGGCACGATCTACCAACTTCATTCCAGCTGCATCTTGATCTGGTACCACTATTACTTCTCTGTCAAGACTGCGTATGAGTCTGACCTGTGCGTCATTGATTTCGGCATGCAACACAGCCAGGCCGCCAATGCCAAGTGCGTCAAACACACCTTCGACCACAATGGCATAGCGCCATTCTGCTCCTTGCAAGTCTGTGCCAAACACATAGCCAGGCTGTGTGTCGTGTATATACTTGGGCTGGCGATTGTCCAACATTCGTGAACTGTAGCCCACTACCTTGTTATCATAGGTAAATGGCACTATGACCTGTGGTCGTGTCCAGTGTACACTATCATTTTCCAGCACAGTCATCACAGGATAGTCTTCGGGTACGGCACGGCCACGCAAGTAATCCCAGTGCGGTGTGTGTTTGGTTGTGACCAGTTCTGCAGCAGGTGGCAGGTCACGTTCTTCAAACTCTATGCCTTGCAAGGTGTTGCTTAACCGTTGACGATCTGTCAACAGGCCTTCCATGCTACGATGACGCAGGCTTTCAAGATTGATACGTTCTATTTCCTCACTGGGCACACCCAACCAGCCCAGCAGTTTGCGTGCTTTGAAACTCAGCGTGCGACCTATGATGAAACTGGCAGTGTAGCCGCAGTTGAAGCAGTGATAGCTCCAGCCTGCATCACTGGTTTTGATGCCACCCCTACTGCGTCGATCTCGGGTTTCACCATTGTGTTCGCAACATGGAGCATTGAAACTGATCCAGCCCGAACTACTGGGTTTACGTTTAGCGGGCAAGTAAGAAGTCACATCAATCATGTTGCTATTGTAACATGATTTTTGGTAAAAATCAACTGTTAACGGTACAGTAAATTTTCCACGTAGCCAGTGCTGATGATCACTGCGGCGCCTTGATTTTGAGGACTCACTGGATATTGTCCGCCGGTGATGGCTGCATTTGGTATACGCCAATATCCGCTGCCACCATCCAACACTGTGATTCCTGTGACTGCACCCGTGGCTGAATTCCATATGGCTTCAGCTCTGGCACCGGCACCGTTTCCGACAATGGTAACCAAGGGTTTAGCAGCATAGCCACTGCCGTTGTTTTGCATGGAGATACTGGTAATAACACCATCTTCAACAAAGGCTGTAGCAGCAGCCGGAACCTGATTTTGATAATAAGGGACCGAAAACAGACTTGAATCAAAGGCCAAGCGTACCAAGGGATACCAACCCACAATGTTCCAGTATATGGTTCGGGTCTCGTTGAGGTAGGTCACCGAATCTGATACGTTGTACCAAACACTTTGATAGTTTTCCGCGGCCTGTGCCTTGATTGTGCCGGTGTAGCCCACCAGATCCATTTGCACTGTGGTCACTGCTTGACGTGGCTCAATGAAACTAGAAACAAACTGCGGATTCACGTAGCTGTTCCACCCTCCGCCTGGGCCTCCTGCTCCGCCGCCAGCCCAGTAAGGACTGTTAGGATAATTTTCGTAACCACTGCCATCATAGCTGAACTGTGCGCTGAGTTCCACAGTGGGTATGGTCAATGGTGCGCTGGGCACAAACTGTGGCAATATGGAATCTACAATGTCAATAGGTGCTCGTGCGCCAGCTTGTGCATCCACAAACACAGCATCACTGTATCCGCCACCGGGTTGTGTTCTTTGTATGCTGTAGCTGGCAGGTTGTGCCAAGACCTCCAACAACTCACTGCCTGAGAACTGTACTTTGACACGCCCAGTGGCAGCATTCAATATGGTCATGGGCTTTTCAAGCAGTATAGTGTTGCTTTCGGTGTTGAGTACCCGGAATAAAAAACTGCTGCCTGTGATATTGACGGGCTTTTCTTCTTGATTGATAAATTCAAACAAAATTGCGTTGTCTACACCCTTGTTAATTGTCAGTCGTTTTGCGTACACAGGATCATACCTATAGATAAAAGTTTCGCCGCCCCCAGTATCCATCAGCAATACTCGAGCTAGTTGTTGATAAAGATATACTTGGGTAGAATACATACAATCTATTTAGCTCCTTTTGGCTTGCGCCAAAATACCCAACCATAAATATCTGCAATTATGAACCACGAATTATTTGCCAAACTAGCAGAAAAATATCCTTTTATCACGCTGTGCGTCTATGCCAACAACGAATACGTGGGTATCATACAGAATCAAGATGATTCAATAACCACCATCTACGATTTTGGGTCCATACAAGGTGTGGGCGAGAAACAAAGATTCCTGGAGCTGGCCAATGTTTGGTGGTGGGAATCAAATCGCTCCATACCCATAAACATTTTCCTCAAGGGTGAATGGGATCTGTTCAAACCTTACCTGCGCACTTTTACCAACAAGGATCTGGAAATAATGCATGGGCCCATATGCAGTCTCAGTGAAATGGCCCGCAAAAAATCAAAACGTAAAAGTATTACCCTGGTTCGCCGGGTTGATTGAGCAGGTTCATGTGCAGGGCCACCAGGGCCGCATAACTTATGGCATGACTTTGCTTGAACACAAAACCCTGGCTATCGTCACCGTCCCAAACTGAAGCAAACACTTGATCCCAAGATTTGTTTTGCAGGTGTGCCTTGCCCGGGCGTATGATTGATATAAAAGCTGCCATCCTGGGTATGCTGTCAGGACGCATGCTGTTCAATAGGTCTGTGTAATTTCCTATGTGTACCAACTGTTGTGCCCAGTCAGAGTCAGTCCATAACTTGTCCCACGGTGGTTCTTTGTCCAACATGTGTTGATAGTGCTCAGGGTCACGTATCAACTGATACACACTCATGTTCAAGAGATCTATCTTGAAATAGCCCAGTTGTTCAGCAGTTTCATAATCAATGGCCGCACAATTATTCACAGGATCCCAAGGAATGTCTGTGGCATAGACTCCGGAATTGTGACGACGCACTTGATCCTGGTGCATTTGCCGTGCCGGAGTGGCCTGTATCAATCTCAACAGTTGATCTCGGTCGGCCAAGTCAATGTCAATATCTGCGCTCATTACCATCCTGCTTTCTGTAAAATTTCTTTGACGTACTCTTGATCAGCCACGTAATCTGCAAATTTTTTCATCCAGATATCTGAATCAATGTAGGGCCAGATCATGGCTATCTGTGTGGCATCTAGTTCGCTTAAGAACTTCTGTCCGCTTTCGCAATTGTATATGATCCAAGGACTGATCCTACCAGTGGTCACAGCATAGACCATGGCATTGGTATTGCCATAACGTAAACAATCTTCGGCTGGACTGCCTGACTCTTCGCTCCAGGCGATGCCAAATTCCATGGCTCGAGCCAAGGCATCATTGATGTTTTCTATGCGTAGATACTCGATCAGGTATTCTGTGTACATGGTGTCACGTGCCCAGTGATCGATCTTTTTGTTGTTCTTCAACAGCCATTCCACAAATCTCGGTGGGTTGATGGCTCGTACTGACACACAGTAACGACCAAACTTGACGAAAGCTCGATAATAAGGACTGGCTGCAAAGTCTTCAAAGGTTTTTAACTTGGCCGATCCTTGGGTGAGTTCATAGAATTTCAAATAGGCATGTAGGCCCAGTTGCACTCCGCGCTCGTCTTGTTCTTGAAATCGACGTTTGGGCTCACACATGTGAACCTCTAGGCTGGTTTCTTTTACAAAACTTCTTTTACAATAACGACATTCGTGGGTCATTTTTTGGCTTCTTGCCCAAGCTCTTTGAGATAAGCGGCAATATCTTTTGACGTGACAATAGCGGCCAGAGTGTCTATTTCATCGGCTTTCATGTTGGGAAACAATTCTGCCAGTTGTTTCTTGGTACCAGACTCACCGGCCTGTTTCTTTTTTGGAGCGATCCATTGATGCCTGTGTGTGCCCATGCCTGGGCTCACTGTGGTAGCACACAACCACTGCAATTTTGGATGACGATTTATGGCAAAAAAATGTTTGTTAAATCTTTGATTACAACTGATCAGATAAAATTCCTGCAGGTCTTGAGAACCTTGCACAGCTGAACCCCAGCGTATCATGAGATAGTTTGAAAACTTTTTGCGTTCTTCGTCGGTGAGTTCGTTGTAGAATTCACGATTCTTACGATCGAACTGCGACATTTCATTTTGTATTGATAACTTGTCCACTACCAGGCCTTGTTGTAATCTACCACTTCACAATTGCGACTGATATCTTTGACAAAATACACACACTCTGGTTTGGGTTCGTTGCCAAGAGGCACACAAAGCATCTGGCCGTTCTTGAGCTTGGGTGCGTACCAGGTCACTTCCTGATATACGTCTACGATTTCTATGTCAAGGAAACTGGGGCGGAAACTGGTCAAGGGATTGAACTGGAAAGCCTTGAACCCACGATCATTGATTGACGTCAACGGCAATACTTCTAGGTCTCCCAGATCGGGTTCGCCAATCAGGATCTGCCAATCTACAGGCATGTTGATTCTGTGTTCGCCCACACGCAACACCAGGGCTGGTGCTGTAAAACTTTCCAAAAAGATCAAGGGTATATAATGATAGTCTGGATCAGCCGGATTGGAGTTGTCTAGAATGGAAAATCTCATATCATCTATTTCCTCGGGCAGATGATCTAGTTCGAATGGTATGTTGTCAAGAGTAAGTATTCTCATAAGTTGATTATAGCATGTATTTTTATAAAATCAACCATTACTTCCACGATAATTTTTCCTGTGTAAATGGATAGTTGGCTTCCTTGTAAAAGGTCTTGCGTTTGGTCAAGTGTCGTTTGGCAAATCTACAGGTGCTGGTCACGTCCCAGATCTGCACATGGTCCTTGTCTTCGGCCTTGCGTATGCCACGTCCTATGCTTTGAATAACTCGCACAAAACTCTTGCCAGGTTCAACAAGCACCAGATTAAAAATCCTAGGAATATTGATACCCACAGCAGCAACACCGTATGTGGCAACGATAATTTTACCTGTTGCTTCAGCCACTTCGTCATATTCATCTTGTCTGTCTTTTGCCTTGGTTGCACCGCTCACAAATACCGCATCATCAAGTTGATCCACCAGAGCTTGTCCAGCAGCAATACGATCCACCAGCACCAGTGTGTTACCTGTGGAGTTGACCTGACGCACCAGATCAGCAATGGTTTTTAATCTGTCAGGTTCCTCTAATAGATATTTCAGCTCGCTTTGGTAGTTGGTAAACTCAGCATGGTCTTCCAGTTGCACAATGTTCACATGGCACTGTGCCAGCACGCCTTGACTTTGTAGTTCCGATGCTGACAATTTGCTAATAACTGGACCCAAACTGACCAGCAAGCTCACGCTTTCAAACTTTTCTTTGGGTATGGTTCCTGTGAGTCCCCAGCGTA